TGTGCGCTGACAACTGAGCCGTCGCGTGTTCCGCAGCTTACGCAAGACTGCCCATCGGCCAGCTTGAGTAGCTTAGGGTTTCTGTATGTTGTTGGCTTCATGGTGAACCTTGTAGTCGTGAAGTACCAAGCCATTCTTTTTGAAGTCTCCGACTCGACACGGCTTAACCCAGACGCGACGGTCTTTGACTACCCGCCAGTGGCCTCGGCGCTCATGCGCTCGAGGGCTGGCATGAGTCCCTGTAACAACGCTCTCTTGTTTTGGGTTCCGAGCCTTGACGGTAACGGTGCGCCATTCAAAGGACGGCGCTTTTCCTTTGGCCAGCTTGCGTTGATTGGTGAACGTTTGGCGCACCTCCGGCTTGTAAGCAGTCATGTCGCTAGTATCAAGACGTGAGACTAGCAATTGGATGACACCAACAATTTTGAGGTTTTCTTCTCGGCTCCCGATTGTGTTGTCGCGCCGATACACACCTAGGTTACCTTCTGGAGTTAGCTTGCATATCAACGCCGGAAGCCGAACAAACTGCGGGGTTAAAGCGAAGCCTGCTGCCACGATCTGATCTTGACCCGAAGATGCTGCAAAGATGACAAACGGACCATTCGTCCCTCGGCCAGCGATATTGATGTTGTCAAACGGAAGGTGCGTAATGAGTTCTGGGTCAAGCTCAAACTCAAAAGAATTTAGCTCTCCAACATCAAACCACGTTCCTTTATGAGGCTCGGGCACCAGTTGCCACATTGATTGAATGAGCGGGGTCATGGCTCCTCCTACCAGGGTGCGTCACCTACATCAGATAATTGCTGAAAACCAGCTTTGCTGGGGCGGCTTTGGCTTTGCAATGGGGGGTTGCGGATGTCCCGCATTTGTCGCAACTGGTCCACGGTTGGGAAGGGAAACATCAAGGTTGCGTCTCCACGAGACCGGCGTGGAGGCTTTGACGGGGTTTTGCACAAAGAATCCGTGTTTGACGAGTTCATTCATTGCCTTGTTGATGGTGGATCGTTTGAGGTTTAGTTTCTCGGACAGTTGAGCACTGTCGTAAGAAATCAAAGTGTCTCCGAAGAGATCGAACAGTTTTGTCTGCGTATTGTTCCATCTCTCGTTAGTGTTCCTTCCGTATCCAAAAGCGTACACAGCGACGGGCTGTGTAACCTTGTATTCCCAGCGAACGACATAAATCAGTTCTACCTCCTTCAGTCCTGCAATGAATGCGTGTACACCGTCTGCGCCAAGTCCGGTGCTGGCGACAAGTTCCAGGGCAGTCTGCGGCTTGTCGATCAGGGACTTGAGCAACAGAGGGATGGTTGTTGCGCTTACTCGTTTAGTCATCGGTTCTTTTCCTTCAGTTTTGTTTCGATCAACTTCGCAAATCGCTCATGTCCTGCGCTCGCGCCACCGAACCAAACTTGCGCTGCGATCTGCTCAACTTCCTCCTCCGTCAGGCCGACCCACGGGCGTTCGATTACGTCGTTCCCTGCCTGTTTATACGCCTCGGCTCTCCACATCGCAGCACGGAACTTGTTGCGTTCACACTCGGGGCATGGAGTCATGTGTTTTTCTCCTTCAGCTTTGCTTCGATGTCTCGTTCGTAACATCCAAATGCATATTTTTGATCGCCCCAAAAATCGTGATGCTCCCCGTAAACAGCGCGTATTTCCTCATCCGTCAGCCCGACCCACTCTCGCTTTCCCAGCTTGCAAATTCCGCACATACATTCCACCGGCTCCTGCTTCTCTGCCTGTTCGATGGCGGTGCGGAGGGCGGTGATGGCTGCGTCCTGATCTTGCTGAACCAGCGCCCCGACAATCTGCGGCCTTCCTCGCTCCAACGCCTCCAGCGCTAGTTTCATCGCTTCGATGCTCATGCTTTCTCCTTCAACTCCTCAATCGCTCTCCACGCCGGTCGCCATACCTCGCAGTCCTTGCAGGTAGGATCACCGCAATCTGGCTCGACATGGACAAGGAACCGCTCAAGGATCTTCACCAATCGCCCGACGATGGCTTCATGCTCCATGACCGTCATTGTTGGGATGCCGTCGATCATTCTCGTGAACTTGGGTTTCATATCTCACCTCTGCTTAAAGCCCAGACGCCGGATGCCGAGTTCGATCAGCATGGCTGCGTCCTCAAGGCTGTTCTGACTGCTGCTCATGGCAGTCTGCCACTCTCCACCGATCCGTTTGCCGACCAGACCGACCGTGACGATCTCACCGGCCTTGGCATCCTCAAGCCACTGCTCCAGCATTGCAATCGCGTCGGAGTTGTCGGGCGTAGTGGCTTTGATGAATGGTTTGATGTTGTCGGTCATCGCTCATCCCTTGCTTTCAACATGGCGTCTGCTTGCTCGTACGCAGCGCGAGACATCTCGTAAAAGTCCCAGCCCGTATCAGGGGCGGTTAGGTAAGCTTGCATCGCCTTCGCCGCAAAGTAGTCCCTAAGCGTCATGCCTTGATATGCCGTCCCCGTCGGGAACGCCGGTCCACCTGTGTCTTTACTCATCTCTCACCCCTTGTTTTCAAGTCTTTAGCGTCATATGCCAAGTCCAGCGCCGCCTGCGTTTGTACGATCAATTCGCTATCAACGTCAGGTCGCTGATTCAATTCGCGCTTGCGAACAATCAGGGCATAGATCACCTGATCCAGCAGCGCGTTGCTCAACCGCAAAATATTAGTGTCGTCAGTCATCTCTCACCCTTTGCTTTCTTGAGCGCTGCCCTTGCGCGTGTAAACGTCGCGTCAAGATGCTCCCATCCCGTATCAGTCGCATCGACAATCTCTTGCAGTGCTTCGTATAGATCCGGCGCGGCTGAGATCAGTCGGGCATCTGCTGCGTTTACATTACTGGTCGTGTAGTCCGCATCCTTACCGATCTGGACATATCTGTACTGCCTGCCGTACATAGATGGCCTGTCCTTCCACGGCCCCGGTGTGTAGCTCATTGGTTTCCCCTTGCTCTGATTGCTTGTCCGATGCTGTAAACATCATCGCGTCCGACAGGCCAGTCATCACACAACTTCGCACACGCCTCTCGCTCGGCTGCGGCGACAAGGGCGGCGAAGCGTTCAAGCGACTGTTCGTCGCACTCCATGTGCGGGTATTCCATGCTGTCTCGAATCCCGGCTTCCAGCGCCATCCTCATGATGTCGTCTTGTGTCATTTCTCACCCCTCGCTCTGATCATCGCTGCCGCAGCCAGAGTGCCGTAGCCCTCGATCCCAGCTTGCTCGACCAACTGAGCGCATTCCGCTCGCTCGTGAGCAATCGCATGGTCGAAAGCCTTCATAGCAGCAAGTGCGCCTGAGTTGAAAGCAATCTCCGCAAACCGCTGTAGCCTCTCCCCAAACCCATCTGACAGGTCGTTTCCCATCTCCCAGCCAGCCGTCTGCGCCATCTTAATGATGTCGTCTCGTGTCATCTCAATCCCCCAACAAGTTACCGATGTTCGTGCGGTACGTCGGCTCGATCAGATCCCTGATCTCCTGTGGGATCTTCGGCAACGGGAACCAGCCGACGTACCACTGATCTTTTCCATCCCACCAGCCGGTTTGCGCTATCCCTGCCTTGTTCAGCAGTAAGACCTTCGGCCCCGTAGGGCAGTTGGTCATGGGACGGAAGACAAGATCAGGGTTAGTAATTGCTGCTTTGTTGTTCATGCCAAGCTCCTGTTGACATACGCACTCATGCGCTCTCCTATCCAGCGCATGACCGGCACGGCCATGCTGTTGCCCAGCGCCTTGTAGCGCGGTCCATCTGGCGACTCGGACTTTCCGCGCCAGGGGATGTTGGTGTATCCGTCCGGGAACCCCTGCAGCCGCTCGCACTCAACCGGCGTCAGGCGGCGCACAGCCATTGAATGTGCGGCAAATAAACTGCCGTTGGTCGCACTAGCGTTGCCGTTCCACTTTGTGCCATAAGCAGAAGTCAAGCAATCTGCTGTTGGCTGAAACGCTACCGCCTGCGTACTGCCGTCGGTGTCCAGCGGACCTGTGCGGTCAGCCCATGAGTCGGGGTCTTGTCGGGCGTTGAAAGCTACAGGATGCGCTACCCCCTGAGTCGCGTGAGTGTCAACGGTGTACGCCGTACCATCATCGTTCCAACCTTTCCCGTTCTGCGCCTTCTCGCGGGGCGTTACGTCTTGAATTGCAATAGCCTGAACAACCGGCGTCTGGCCCTCATCGAGTGTGCTGTTGATGCCCTTGTGCATCCGAGCGGTCAGGCAGTTGGCAACGGGGTAAGGCTGCACGATCAGGCTGTCTGCGGTATCGACATCGGTGCCTGGCGGTCGGTCGCCTCCTGTGCGGTTGCCTCCAGCGCGGAGCGTAGGGCAGACTTCTACAACAGCCTCGGCTTCTGATCCGTTTCCTGTGCGACTGAACGGAGCGCCGCTCGTTACTGTCGGAGCCACTCTCATGTATCCGCTTGCGGCAAGGTTTGGGTCTTGTCCCCAGCCACCTGATTTAGCGCGAGCCGTAAAGGTTCCGGCAACTTCTTGCCCCTTTTCTCTGCTCGGCGCAGAATCCCGGCGCAGGCTTTCTCGCTCAAAAAGAACCGCTGCGGCAGGTCGCCAGTCTCCAAGATACCCGACAACGAACACACGCCTGCGGCGCTGTGGAACTCCGAAGAACTGTGCGTCCAACACTCGGTAAGCGAACCCATACCCGAGTTCAACCACCGCCCCGAGGAAGGAACCAAAGTCCCGTCCTCCCCCCGATGACAAAACACCGGGGACGTTTTCCCACACAAACCACTTCGGTCTAAATCGGTCAAGAATCCCGCAATAGACCAAGGCCAGGTTCCCACGCGGGTCTGCCAGTCCCTTTCGCAGTCCTGCGACTGAGAATGACTGACAAGGGGTTCCTCCCACAAGCACATCTGGTCGCTCAATTTCCCACTCCTGATATTTCGTCATGTCACCAAGATTCGGCACCGCAGGATAGTGATGCCGCAACACGGCAGACGGGAACGCTTCAATCTCGCTGAACCCAACGGCCTCCCAGTCAAGCGCCCCCCATGCCACACTCGCGGCCTCGATTCCGCTACAAACTGACAGGAATTTCACAAGTCGCTCCGATGGCTTATGAAGTTCATCAAAGAGGGGTTTCCCCCTCCCTGGTTTACGCGGCAACCGCTGCCGGGGCTGACACAGCAACCGCCGCCGAAGCGACCGCGGCCTTGCGCTTGCCAGGCGGGCGTCCGCGCTTCTTCTGGGGAGCCTTGACCACAGCCGGGGTTTCGGCGGGCATCATCTCCGCAATGCTTTTGTCGGCATAGTCCCGAATTGCTTGTTTGATGATCGGAACCAAAATGGGATCAACTTTCAGGGTGACTTTCATGATTGTCCTTTCTGTAAAAACGTGGAAAACAATACCTGCGCTTCTTTGTCTATTGTTTGCATGACCTCCTGAGACAAAACATCTGTTAAGTTCCACTGCTTGCCGCCGTGCTGAATAGCAACCTTTTCAAGCATGACGCAGTAGGTGTCGCTCTCTTCCCGGTAAAAAACTCCCACTTGCACGGCGCAAGGGGTGTCGCACTTTGGGAGCTTGTAATCAAACTCAAAAGTGTTGGGGCCAAGCCAGTTCATTTTGTGCTTGCCTGTATCGTGATCTGGTGATTGACCGCTCGGGTTTCGACAACAATTGCTAGGCACAGCTCTTTTGCGCGTTCGTACTCCGCATGACGGCAGGCGTCTTCAAGTTTGGAAACGAGTTGCTTCATGGCCACAATGCCTTCAATGTAATCAATCACGGTGATCTCCGATCTTGGTGCGTTCTTGTGCCTTGGACCACTTCTCGTGGTAGGCCGGGTCTTCGGATGGCGGTGTCCACCCAAATCGTTTCCACGTTTCAGCAACATTGGTAGCAGCGCTGATTTTGTAGAACACGTCCGTTGAAAAGTCGTGCTGATAATCATGTTCGTTCATAGTTGCCCACCATTTTTTGAACCACCATGTGATAACCAAGGAAAACAACTTGCATCTCTTCACCAAACATCATCATGAACGCATCAATTGCCGCTTTGGGCCGGTTTAACACGTCCCGAGGATGGCCCCACAGATAGTCGTCCCACACAAGAAAGCCGTGCTTATTCAGCGCTTTCCAGGCCATGCAAGAATCCGTCAGGACATCTTTGGCTTTGTGAGAGCCGTCAATGTAAATGAAGTCATAGCTACAGCTTGAATAAATCAACTCGGCCATTGCTATGTGTGAAGGTTTTTTGATTTTGCACACCTCACGCCCCGGAAATCGGGACTGAGCAAGGCTGATGTTGTAGTCAAACCGCCGCTCTACCTCTTCCATGTTGTCGGAGCCGTGTTCTTCTCCTCCTTCCCATGTGTCGATACATGTAATTTCACTGGCGTCGTCCATCATGTGTTCGATAGTCCAGACAGTAGATCGTCCTTCGTATGAACCGATCTCCAGAAAGTAGCGTCGCCTAGTCATCATCTTGCGAATCTCTGGCCAGACTTGTTCTCCGGTCTTAAACCAGTCACGGGTGAACTCGTAGGTCATTTTGGCTCCAACGCAAGGATTTGAGACTTCAGCAAATGACCGAGGTCTTTGGTTTCTACCCGTAGCATTTTGGCGTGAGTGTTGTTGCTCACAATGTGCGCAGCGTCGGTTAGCCCTGCTTTGTAGCCAGTCTTATACGCATCCGAACCATCCAAGATCATGGCGATGGCGTTGCGTACTAGGGAGGACGCCTGACGATGTTTCCCGGCTTTTTTGAGCTTGGCGTGTATGTCCGCCGGCAGATACACCGAGTACGGTATCAGCCGTTTTTTTGCTTCCATGACATGAAGTCCTTGTTGACACGCGCCAGAAGGTCGCGGGCTGTCGCGTTGGTTTTAAGGGCTGATCGTGAAGAGACGTTCAGAAAGTCGCGCAGCCATTCAGTTGCAGCGTCTTCGCTTTCCTCGAAGACCAGCGCTTCGTCGTTCAGGTATGCCCAGAACTCAGGATCGCGGCACAACACACCGGCCAAGCGAACAGCCTTGGTGCCATCAAACTCTTGGCGATCCATCGGCTGTTCTTCGTCGTTAAGACGCACCATGACCACCTGGTACCTTGACCCAACGAAGTCCCGAAGAAGATCCTCCGGGGCATCGTCAGGATGCAGGCACAAGGTCAGGACGTACCCGTCCTTGTTTTGTTTGAGCGCCACTTTCACGGCCTCGAACTGGATGGTTTTCATCACCACAATCCAAGCCAAACGCCGGTGCCATGCACCCATGCGACCGGGAAAAAGATGGCCCCTGCGATCAAAAACCCCCACGATTCATTGGTGAGGCAGGTAACGACATGGGTTAACCATGCGCACCCAATCCACACCAGCATCGCAAACCCAAACCATCCCATAGCAGTCTCCTAGAAGGGAACGTCTTCGTCTTCAGCCTGTGCTTTCGGAGCGGATTTGACATACGGCTCCGAGACAGACAGGGACAAGGCTTTTTTGCCGGCAATCTCTTTACGCCAACCAGACACGGAGAGCTTGACCTGATCGCCATCGGCCTGCGCCATGAGCTTCTTCAGCAAAGAGATTTCGACAAAGATGTCACCCCGAACGTCGGGGTGGTTGTCGGAGCGTTTCTCGTTCGGCCACAGGGTGCCGGTGTTAGGACGGGGAACAAACATGCTTACTCCTTAACGAACTTCTTCTTGGTTTCGGTGAACGTGGACATCAACGCCTTCCACATGGATTGATCGGCTTCTTTAACCAGATCGAACAGTTGCTTGTTTACCTTGAAGATCGACATGACATCGGCCTCGCTGGTGGCCATATCAAGCGCCGTCTGAACCGCTTTCGGCACGGCTTCAAGCCACTCAGGCTCTTCTCCTGCCCCTTCGATTGTGATCTGCCATGGCCCGGCCTTGCCTTCAACCTTCTTCGGCAGCTTTGGTTCCGGCTTCGGTGCTGGCTTGCGCTCAACGGTCACGTCGGTGGCCGAATCGAGTGCGTCGTGTTCTACGATCTCGAACGCATTGGTCCACAAGTACCTGCGCAAATAGGTTTGAACCGCTCCCAGGTTCTGCACATCGTGGCACCCCTTGAGTTCGGCCTTGGCCATGGGGGACGTGAATTCAACAAACGTCCCGCTTTCCACATCAAAGATGGCGAGCTTGGCGTCTTCGCTGGTAAAGGTCACCACGCCACACAGACCGACCTCGTTGCAGATTTCCTGGACCCTAGGCAAGAAGTCGCCCAGTTCAAAATATTCGTAGCCTGCGAACTTGTTCTTGCCGCTCTTGGTGAGCTTCGATCCTTGCAGCTTGACTCGAGCCGCTTGGAGCTTTTGATAGACAGTCATCCTTGTACCTCGTTCAGTTTCTGAATGTAGTGACGGGCCTTGGCGGCGTCGTCCGAGCCTTTCAAGCCCTGACGCATGGCGTACTTGATTGCTGAGCCTTTCAGGAACCCGACAAACTCCTCGTAGGTCAACAAGGCTTCCATCAGTTCCCACGGCTCAATGCCGAGCTTCTTGTAGTGGTCGCCGCCCACCTGCCGGGCGTTGGCGGAAACCTGCTTCCAGGCCTCCTCCTCGGCGTCGGTGATGTTGAACTCCTGACCAATCGTCGTCATGCCTGCTCCTTTTCAAATTGAACGCCGTCCTGATAATCGCGCCACTGGGCGCACCATGTGTTGACCTGGCAGAAGTTTGCGCAGCGTGTGCGCTCTCCGTGCCGGGTCTGAACCTCATACTCTCCACCGAGCCGAGTGGCCTCAGAGATGGCCGACAGTTCGTCTCCGAATAGGGCTTTGGCTCTGACGCCACCTTTCTTCATCACAGCCCAGACCGTAGGCTTCTCCCACATCTCCTCCGAGGTACACGGCGGCAGCAGTTGCTCTGCCTCCAGCGCGAAATCAGCCTCGGCGTGTTTGTGAATCCGTTCGGCGACAAAAGCCTCGCGCTCCTCAAACGGCCACAACCTGATCGGGAGTTCCTTGATCGGCGCAGGAGGGTAGTCCTCCTTACGCTCCGCTTCCCGACGGCTCCAATCGCGGATGATGGCGACGATGCCGATGTCCAGAACTTGGACACCCTTGACCTTCTCGACCAGCCAGGCATAAAGATTGAGCTGTTGTTCCCACTCAATCTTGTCGTTCATCACAGACCAAGCAGAACAGGTTTTGTAGTCCCTGATCGAGACGCCGCCCTCGCGTTTGATCTGAAGGTCGATAGCGCCGGAGATCGTCCAGCCATCCACGACCGTAGATAGCCGCTCCTCGATGACATGCGAGTCATCTCGGCCATGCTCAAGAACCTTGTGGACGGCGGACCCGAACAGCGACCAGACCATATCGGCCACGTCGGATTCGATCTCGTCCTGGAACCTCTCGGTCAATGCTACGATCTTTGGAGAGTTGATGAGCTGCGTCACCGAGCGGTGAGCTTTGCCCTTCGAGTAGGTCGGCCTCCGAATGACGTTGACAAAAGTCTCAGGGATGCCATGCTTGTTTGTGAGCTTCATGTTGACTCCGTTGGCAGTGGAGTTCCGATGGTGACAGCTTTTTTTGCCGATGTCAATACATTGTTCCCATGCCAACCCATGTGTGGTATCCTGCCGTCAGGTGCTAATAGCACCGGCCCAAGCCGAGGGGATCTCGGTCGTTAGGAGAGATGATGGATCTTCAACTCAGACCGCACCAGATGAAGTGCGTAGAGGAGCTTCGAGAGGGGTTCCGAGCTGGGCATAGAGTGCAATTGCTCTATGCTCCCACAGGATTCGGCAAGACCGAGGTAGCGATCTACCTCATGAAGGCCGCGGCCGAACGGGTATCAAGAACTGCGATCATCATGGATCGCATCGTGCTGGTGGATCAGACGAGCGACCGACTCACAAAGTACGCTATCCCGCATGGTGTATTGCAGGCGAGTCATTGGAACTATGCCCCCAAAAGACTGATCCAGGTCTGTTCAGCGCAGACACTTGAGAGCCGAGACGAGTTCCCGGATTTCGATCTGGCGATCATTGACGAGTGTCATATCTCGCGCAAGTCGATTAC